CGTTCGAAGAAGCTAATAAAGGTGGTAATATTACTAAAACAACAACACCTAAAGTGCGACCTAAAGCAAAGACTGTTGAAACAAAAGTAAAACCAGCTACTGAAATTAAAGCACCGGCAGCAAAAGCGCCAGCAGCAAAAGCTCCTAAAATGGCTAATACAGGTTTTACATCCGCAGCTGATAGAATAAGAAATAAAGGAGTTAGTAATTTAAAACCTACGCCTTCTAAAACAAAAAAAGGTTCTTACAACTTTAGCGAAGGAACTGGTCCTAATACCAGCGTTTTTGATAAAACTAAGAACGTAGCTCCGAAAACTGAAGAAAAGGCTAAGCGGAAAAAGCGAGCAGCAAAAGGATCTAGAGCAGCTACGCTTAAAAAAGGATTTGGATATTAATATATGAGCTGGATTGCAAAACTATTAGGCTCAGGTACTAAAGGTATCGGTGATTTAGCAAAGGATATTAGAGAGGCTATAAAAGGCAAAGAACTAGATCCTAAAGTGCAGATCGAAACTGCAGCTAAACTAGTTGAGCTACAGACAAAAATAAACGAAGCAGAAGCAGGGCATAGAACCTTGTTTGTCGCAGGTTGGAGGCCTTTTATTGGTTGGGTCTGCGGTACTGCTTTATTATATAACTTCATACTACGGGATTTGCTTATATTTGCGAATCCCAGTTGGAGTGGATTACCAGCATTACAAATGCAAGAATTGTTTTCAATCTTGTTTGGTATGCTAGGATTAGGAGGATTAAGAACATTTGAAAAGAAAAATAAACTAACTAAATAAATGGCAGCAGGAATAGGATTAGGAATAAGTATGGGTTGGGCACTTGCTAAAAAAGGTTTTAGTGCGGTTATAGAAGGTTTATTTGCGATCTTAGAAGCTAGATCTACTTTTTTTGAAAATGCGAACAACTCAAAGTTAGGTGTTCAAGAACTAGAGACCGCGGGCTTACTTGACAAGGCTAGTATTATACTTACGCCTACAGGATACAGCGTAGACAATATTCATAATTTGAAGCCAAGTTCAACGCTTTTTGGCGACATGACCCTTATTAAGAACGGAACTTGCACTAGGGTTAATGAAAACGGTTTTGTGGAAACAGTAGCTTCTGACGTTCCAAGGATAGATTACTCAAAAGGAGACGGAGCGATATTATGCGAGAATTCTTCGGTAAACCAAATAAGATATAGTGAAGACTTTTCAAATGCTCTTTGGACAAAAGGAGCAATTGGCTTAACATCTTCTACAGGTACAAGCCCTAGAGGGACAAGTCAAACGCTTTACACAATTACTAGGCAACCTGCTGCAGGAGATGGTTTACACGCTGCTCTTGCTAGCGCGGGGGCTGATCAGGGGATTGGAATGTCGGTATGGCTTAGAAGAGTTTCAGGACCAGGGAGTACAGGTCAAGTTTGGATTGGTAGAGAACCACAAACTAGTCCTTTAACGCCGAGCGAAGGAGAGCTAGTTACTGTTGGTTCTGATTGGCAAAGATTTGAATACAAAACAACAGACTTTCCAGCATCAACAACAAGAATGTACATTAACCCTCAGTTTGGTCACTATTTTCAAGTATGGGGAGCTCAGACGGAAAAAGCAGACGTTTCTAGGCCAGGAAGACTTTCAAGCTATATTCCAACTAGCTCAGGGTCGGCTACAAGAAATAGAGATAACTATTTAAACGGAGGAGGCGCAACGTTAATTGGGCAGACAGAAGGAGTGTTTTATTTTGAAGGCGCTTCGTTAACAGACTTTTCTACTGGTAGGGCAATAGCTTTGTCTGACGGAGGAGCAGCTAATAGAGTTGTTTTATATTTTGATTATTCTCAGGCTAAAATAAGAGCACTGGTTAGAGACGGTAATAATAACCAGACAATTTTTATACAGCCTATAACTGGACAAACAGATTTTAATAAAATAGCAGTAAAATACAAATCAGGCGATATAGCTCTTTGGATAAACGGCACGGAAGTAGATACATCTACTACTTCGCTTTCGTTTACATCTTCTTTAACCGAGCTAGCTTTTGACCAAGGAAACGGCTCTATACATATGGACGGTTTTATCAAACAAGTTGCAGTATTTAAAGAAGCATTATCAGACGCGGAATTAGTCGCACTAACATCATAATATATGGGATTACACATAGGCAAGTATGCTTTCAATTCAGAAAAGCAAGCAAAAAGCAAAATAAAAGCACTAGGCACACAAACTACAGACGAAGGTGTAGAGTATTCTACGCACCCACACACTGTTACAGAACTAGGCATAGAGCGGTTATCTGAGAACATTTACGACGAAGAAGGCGAATTACTTCACGAAGCTATTTACGGGACAGACTACTTGGTAGACGTTTTATGGTGTGACATTGAAGATGAAGATGGCAACGTGAGCCACCCTTATGGATGGGCTACATATTCGGTTAATGTAAGTAGCGAAGGTATACACAGCTTTTCAGGATTAAAATATCAAGAATTAAAAATAACAAACAACTAAACAAAAAACAATGGGACAATTCGGAAATCAACCAGATTTTGCAACATCAGCTACGCAAGTAGCCTCACTTCCAGCGACGCCTACAGAGCCTTCTGCTATTTATATAGGAGAGCTAACGGATTCAGCTGCAGCAGCGTCTATCGTAGTTAACTTAGGGAACGATAGCACTAACGTTACCTTCAAAGGTATTGCTACAGGATTTTTACCTGTTATCGTAACTAAAATAGTATCTGCGGTAAACATAAATGCAAATAGCATAATTTTTATCAGATAAGTAATAACTTACTTATTCAGGTGATTTTATAGTAAAGCAATTAAATTAAATATAATAAAATGAAAACACAAAAAATTACAAAAGAGGAACTAGACTTAATTGTAAACAACCAACAAGCTAAGCAGAAGTTATTTTCTGACATCGGCATACTAGAAGTGCAAAAACACAACTTGTTACACGATATTTCAGAAGTAGCTAGACGGGACGGCGAAGTAAAAAAAGAACTAGAAGAAAAGTACGGCGCAGTAAACATTAATTTGGAAACTGGGGAATATACTGAAATTGAAAAAGAAAACGAATAATGGGAGCGGTAGTAAGAAAAATTAGTATTGGATCAGATTACAAAAACGATGCAATGCATTACGCCGTAGGTCAACAAGTTTACGGAGGACATACCATTACAGCTATACTGCTTAGTGAAAAAGACAACTCTTATAGTATTTACATTAAAAAGAAAGATGAGGTAATGCCGTGGAAGAAGTTCAATTCTAACATGGCTATATCCGTTGAGTATGATTTAGAATACTAATGAATAGTGTTTACGACTTTATTGTAACACCCGTAGGAGAGAGGTACAATAACGACATAAAAGTAGGTGACAAAAGTTTGGTTTTAAATACCAGTATTGAAAAGTTTAAGTTTATAAACAAGGTAGCGAAAGTAGAATCTATACCTTTAGCTTATTCTACACCTATAAAAGTCGGAGATGAAATTATTATACATCATAACGTTTTTAGAAGGTTTTATAATCAACAAGGCAAAGATGTAAATAGTAGTAAGTTTTTTAAAGAAGACAGTTATTTTTGTCAACCAGATCAAATATACTTATATAAGCGAAATGGAAATTGGAAGTCTTTTAACGAAAGATGCTTTGTTGCACCTGTTAAAGAAACAGACATTTTTAGCGGCAAAAAAGAGAAAGAACTTGTTGGTATACTAAAATATGGTAACAAGTCCTTAAACGAGCTTAAAATAGCTCCAGGGGACTTAATAGGGTTTACGCCTGACAGTGAATTTGAATTCACAATAGATGGGGAAAAGCTTTATTGTATGAAATCTAATGATATTGTAATTAAATATGAATACAAAGGAAACGAAGAAAAATATAATCCAGGCTGGTCAAAGAGCGGTTGAAGAGTTGATTAAAGTAGCAAAAGAAGCTATTGTTGATTCTGAAGATGATTTGTCAGCGGATAAATTAAAAAACGCAGCAGCTACCAAAAAGCTAGCTATATTCGATGCGTTTGAAATACTATCGAGGATCGAGGAAGAAGAAGAAAGACTTAACGAAAAACCTAAGGATGTTAAAAAAGAAGAAAAAACATTTAAGGGTTTTGCTGAAGGAAGATCCAAGTAATTATGTACGAGCAAACATTATATAAAATAGACGACGATCACATTAAGCCTAAGATAATTAAGCAAATGAATCGTTACAAAAAGTGGGAGTATGGTTACAATGCTGAGCATGATATCGTGGTTATTAGTAAGACTGGAGAGATTGGAGAAATTTATGATATCCAGAATCTTAAAATCGCTCTACCTAAGGCAGCAAAGAACGTATATAAACGCTCAGATAAAAAAGATGAGCAGTTCTGGGAGACTGCGGAATATCCAAAAGAATTAAGCAAAATAAAAAGCGTATTCGATTGGGAAAAATACCCGTCGGACTTTAAAGAAAAGTGGTACGATTATATTGATCAAGAATTTAATTACAGAGATGAAGGTTTTTGGTTTTACAGTAACGGTAAGCCTACATATGTAACAGGTACACACTATATGTACTTACAGTGGACAAAGATTGACGTAGGTCATCCTGATTTTAGAGAGTCAAACAGATTGTTTTTTATATTTTGGGAAGCTTGTAAAGCAGATAAAAGAAGCTACGGTATGTGCTATTTAAAGAATAGACGTTCTGGATTCTCGTTTATGTCATCAGCAGAAACAACACATCAAGCAACAATGTCTAGTGACGCTAGATTCGGTATACTATCAAAGTCAGGAGCTGATGCGAAAAAAATGTTTACGGATAAGGTTGTACCCATATCTATTAACTACCCTTTCTTTTTTAAACCCATACAAGATGGTATGGACAGACCGAAAACTGAG